TTTCAAAATTCAGCGATAACAAGTGCTGAGGTGTAATGCGATGGTGATACTTACTATCAAACGGCCTTTGACCCCCTGCTGCTAGAATGCTGGCCACCAACTCAGCACACGACCATTTATCATCTTCCTGCCAGTTTCGCTTTAGACCGATACCAATCACACCGAGCCAATCGTATTGCTTACCTAACTGACCAATCGCAAACGCCTCTGATACATCCAGCTCTTTCACTGGGATATGCATCATCACGGCCTTAGATGACTTTGCTAACCTATCGTTAATCTTACCTAGTACAACGCCATCCCCTGCAATTGCACCGATAAGCAAATTGTCATCAAGTACCAAGTCAACATGGCTATACTCTGACCATGTGATCATTCTGATTAGCCAAGAACCAATATGCCGCCTACGGCTGAATAAGAGCTTCATCTACATACTCCTCGGGGAATCCATCAAGTACCTTATAGGCTTCAAGTTGTTCAATGGTCATGTTGGCGATGGCTGCGCGTTTAACTTTTGCGGTGTTGAAGATAATTGCCTCATTCAACTCCATGCCGTTCACCACTTCTTTAATCTTGCCAGTAGTTAACAGCACACTATCGCCACCCATTACTTGCCAAGGCACTTGAGTACCGCCAATCAAATAAGGAGCTTCGTCTGGTGTTCCTGCTGAACGAGTAGCCATGCGTTCCCACTGTGTGCGGCTTTTCACATCGTTATGAAACCAGTGGTCGCCAATTTTTACGCCTGATTCTTGTAAGTAATCCCGATGGTTTTTAATCTGTGTCCATAAGCGCTCACGGATACCAGCTAAGTCCATCGGTGTATTGATGTAAGTCACTGCTGCGCCGTTGTACTCTTCGGTCACATTGTAGAAATTACGGTTAGCAGGTTCATTGGTTGCTACTACCAACTCAAGGCCAAATGATTGCAAGACTTCTGCACTTGCATCTCTCAGCACCTCAGCAGGGTAAGTCGTGCCATCAATCGTAAAGCTCATGCCATCGTTAATATATTGGTTGCTTGCTTCTCTGTAATACATGGTTAATTCCCTTTTGCGTTCTGATGTTTAAAGGCTGATTTACTTTCAGGGCTTAATATTGTTGCCGTCCAAGTATTTGTGCCTGATGAGTTATAGCTAGATGATGAGGTGCGCAGCTTGAAGCCATTAGATAGCCTGTCCGCATGGGTTCCCCATGTGACTGCGTTACCATTGATAGTGAGTGTTTCAGGTGTACCGTTGCACCAAACATAACGTCCATCTGCACTAGCGTTGCCTGTGAAGCTTCCTGATTCAATCACATCGGTGCTGGTTAGGTTAGCTGTGCATAGTGCTTTAGCTCCAGCAGAGAACGAATAAGTGGGGAAACGTTGCCCGAAGTTGCACGAGAATGTAGAAGCACCTGCTGTACCGTCACTTAATGCAGGAAAGAATGTACCTGCTGGAATACCAGTAAAAGCCACTCCCTGAGATACGTTGTTTTTCTTAAACTCTAAAGTTCTTGCATCAGCATCAAATATGCAAGTTATAGTGTCACCAGTAGTATAGCTAGCGCCATATGCACTTGATGAGCCATTAATTTTGTTACCATTCCCGACATACCCAAATGAAGTTGAATCTTGCCCTATGTAATTTGTTACATTAGTCAAACTTGAGGCAATTCCAATAACTGCTGAACCAAAACTATCTACATATACTTGCCATTCATGTTTACCACTTTCCATTGGAATGGATGCTTTGACTAATCCTGACGAACTACATACTGCCGTCAAGTTTGCTTTAGATAATGTTGTGTTTGAGCTTTTATCCAACGGATTCAACACCGCATAATTCCCACTAGACTGAACCGCACTGGCACTTCCATTACCTGCTGGAACATCCAACATCCAGCAATCATTAACACCAACACTTCTAGTGAAGTTGGTTAGTGTCCAGTGATTGTTATTACCTGACTTGTCGTAACCTAGCGTTGTGGTGCTAGTGCCGTCTTTGAAGTCTAGGTAGAAGCCGTTAGTGCCATAAGAACCAGTGTAGCGTTTTGCTACCCATTGACCTGTAGCTGTGTTGGTTTCACCGAAGCTAGTTTGATTTATTGCCTGAGTGTCGTTCAATATAAACTCGGCAATGTAACCGTCAAACGGCACTGCTGCGGTGCCAGCCTCTCTACCTATATTTACAGTGGTAAAACTAGCTGAGGTTAATGTTTGGTTTAATGCTGGATTTACCGAAGCCGCAAAAGCAGTGACTCGTTCCCCATTTATAAATATTCTAAATCTATCATCTGCTACTGCGTTAGTGGTGTCTTGGATGCATACAATATGTATCCAAGCCGAAGGGTCACGGAATACTCGATTTGTCAGTTTTCTTGCTTGATAAGCCGTATAATAGGTATAAAAATCTAACTGGTCAGCAGATGAAAACTCAATCCCGAAAGACGTATCTACTCCATTGCTTGCGCCAAAAATCATCTGCCGTGCGCCTAATTTCCCGCGTTTGACCCACATAGAAACAGTGAGGGTTTGCCCACTTAGAGCAGTGCCGAATGTTCTAGTCAAATACTGACTACTAGCCGAGCTAAACCGCAAGCTACGCTCAATTACATAACCACCAGCACTACCACCACCAGACATAAAAAAACTAGGGGTATAAAGACTATAAAGCTTTGATATAAAGTTTCTAATCATCACTTAACCCACATTCGCGTTATGACCGTCATAGATAAGCGTGTTACCAGCGCCACCAATGAAGTTGATAATGTCGTAAGCGCCGTTAGTGGTTGCACCAGCAGTTAACGGCGGCGTGTTGTTTGTGAACTTATACGCAGCATTCCAAGCAAATACACGCGCAGAAGTATCACCAGCTTTTAGCATGAACTTGTACATTGCCTTTTCTGTGATACCTGTAGGTGCACCAAACGTAACGGTGATTGCATTGGTTAGCGTCACCTCACGGATTTGGTCTGCACCATCGAACGTGTAGGTTGATGTAGTTGATACCGCAGCAGTGCCGTTATCAGGCACTTGAGTTGCAGTAAAAGTGTTGGCTACGTTTTTCTTGACGGTGTTAGCGTCAAAGGCTTGAACAGTTGAGCCAATTGCAGTAGCTCTTATAAAGCCCCAATCCACAGCCGCTAGATCACCCTTTTCAATCCATGCGTCGTTAGCTGCATTACGTTGTTTTAACTTGCCGCTTGTTGTATCTGGCCAAAACATAAATGGGAAAGTATCAGCTGGCGCAGTTGCTCCACTGTTTAGGGTTACTATCGCCGAAATCAAGTTATTCAGATCAGCCAGAAAGCTGGCCCCATCCTGATCTGCTATGTTGTAATCATGTTGTGCCATCTAATAACCTTTCGCGTGAAAATCGAATGTGCGCGATATAACTGCACCGGCTGCATTCTTAAAAATAATGGTGAAACCTTCAGTGTCTTTATTGGTGATCTCGTAGTAATCACCTGTTTGCATGTTTTGCGCGGTAATACCCAAGGCAGGCGGCGCAATAAATGGGCGTGAATATGTCACCACATAGCCAGCACCAGATGTGCCGCTTGCAATGTCTTCACCAAACTCATCACGGTCTGGCATGTCCACGGTGACAGCTAGCGATTTAAGTAAGATATTGTGATTAGGGTCCTGCGTAGAAAAGTCCGCTTTAAACTCGTAAGCTCTGGCTGTCCAGTCGCCTACAAAGAACGGCTGCCACTCAGACCAATCAGGCGTAACTAATGGGTCGTCATCTGTTGTACGCACACTTAAAGCAACACCAACGTCATTGATGTTAGTGCCGGCAAATAAATTCCAACCACTAATCAAGCCACGTTTTGAAATAAAGTCGTTAGCATCAAATGCACTTACTTCAAGTGCAGCAGTGAGCCTAGAGGTTTGAACACTCCCCAAATCAACAGATTCATCAAAGTAATACTCACCACTGCTATTGATACCGCCTTCAGCTGACAAATAACCTAACGTACTTAACAAACCCCAATCAGAAATCATGCTGGCAGGCGTGATTTTCAAACCACCGCGCTCAGTGTCATAGACCAGGTTATTTTTAGTACCTAAGAATGCCGGTGACTCAGTGACCGTTTCAGCAACGTTTAATGTAATGAGGTTTGATACATTGCTTTTAATCGCAACAGCATTCACAGAAGCATTACCGCTAGAATCAACCCATTTAGCCAAGTAAGAACCTGAAAGCAACGGCACTGTGGTTGCATTTGAATTACCTGGTATTGATGAGCCAATATCCACCGCAGCAGACCATTCAGGTGTGATTAACTCAGGTGTGTAACGCAAACGAAGATACCCGCCAACCAGCACATCTAAGTCGGTTGAAGATGCCCAAGTGATATGCGCATAACCTGAAAGCGCAATCATTTGCAGAGATTCCACATCGTTAGGCGGTGTGGTCTTACCGTAAATCGTCACGTTCACGATTTGAGCTAATGACCTTCTGCCCAATGCGTTCTGTGCATATAGCGTGAATGTGTAATCACCCTCAGCAAGCGGTTGAATATCCACAGTGGTGTTGCTGGTTGTGATGGTGACTGGGTTTTGTCCAGGCTTAGAATAGATCAACACGTAATTGTTAATCCCAAGCTGACTATCCCATGAAACTGTGGCCTTCACACCAATCACACCAACACCAACTAAATACAACGATTCAGTCACGTTTAAATTAGTCGGCGTTGCAGGCTGGCCAGCATTAACAGCACTGGTTTGCAATGGCTCTAAAACTAAGCCCTGCTCTACTGCAGCATACTTATCAGCACGGTAAGCTAGCGCAACAATCTCAAGCTGGGTTTTATCCACCTCAGCAATAGAAACCACACGCCAAGTTTCAGGCACTAAATCACTAGCAGCCACTACCCACATTGAGTAATTTTGAGGGGCGCTAGTAAATTCACTCTCTACCTCAATCACGGTATGTGACCCAGCTGCATTAGTAATAGCTTTGGTTTCAATCTCACCATTGGCTAAGCAGCATGAAATTTGGTAAGTCTTGCCTGACTCAATAGTAATGGCAGCATCAATCGTCACTTGGCTGGTACTTGCAGCAACCAAACGGCCACCCATGCGCTTACCTGAACGCACTGGATCAGTGGTCTGAATCAAACTACCTGATTGAATAAAGACAGAATCTAAGCCAGCTTTAAACGATACCGTTTCAACCTCTTCCTGCTCGGTAGTGAGTAGCATCTTACCCAAGCGGTGCGCTTGCCCACGTGAGGTGCAGCCAGCTGCCACAATATCGGTTTGCACTACACCAAAGCGAGAGATTGCATCGTTGTCAGACACATACTCAATTTTTGGTAAATAGTTATCTAGTGGGTCAATCCATGTCACCAACACAACGGTGTGGCGCACCTTTACACTTGAACCTGAATAATTGAATACACCATCCACCACGTTGGCAGGACTGAAAATCTGCGATACATCCTGTGGCGCATCCTGAGAAACATACACAGAGCCTGATGACCAATAAACCATGGCCCTAAAGATAGAGGCAATGTTAGTAAGTACCTGGTACGCTTGCTCACGTGTTTGCAAATATAGGTTGCAGGTAAAGCGAGGCTCAGAGCCACCGTAGCCATCATCGACCAACTCATCACAATATTTACCAATGGCGTACAAGCCCCATTTATCAATCATGTCTTCGCCGATTAAATCACCGAGGCCATAACGATTATTGGTAACGATATCGTAAAAAATCCACGCAGGGTTATCTGTCCAGGCAACCACAAACGTACCATCCCAAGTGCCGGTGTATTCACGGGTCAATGGATTGTAGTTAGATGGCAGCTTAACTTTAATGCCTTTAATCTCATACCGTCGCACTGGAATGCTATTGAACTGGCTAGAGTCAATCTGCAAGGCCACTAGCGCAGTGTTTGGGTAAGTTAATTTGGCGTCAATAATCTCAGTGTAGCTATCCCACATCGTATTGTTCTGCAACGCAATCGAAGTGCTATCTGCTGTGATTCTACGTACACGAACATCCCACTCATCACCATCGGGCAATGGCACGTAATAAGCACGCTGGTATTTAGAGGTTGTTTTACCTGATATTACGTCTGTGTAAGCAGGTGCATACAGCTCAGCGTAACCAATAGAAACAGATCCACCGTATTGAATGCCTGATTCAACGTATGGGCCAAAGGTATTGTAGGTATAAGCAATAATACTTCCGCCAGTTTTAAGCACTCTAAATTCATATAAACCACTTGCCAACGTAAGCGAGAAGGTTTGTGATCCAGTTGGAGAGGTAAATGAGCCAGGACTGTAATTACCGAAAACAACTTCTGCCGATCCATTCCCTGAAAATGAATAGCCTGTGTAGGTAATCCAATCAACAGCGCCAACTGCTCTATATTGGAGCACTAAAGATAAAGTTTGATTTCCACCAATGAGCTGACCAACCCAATTAACGGCAATGTTAAATTTATCAGATTCAACGGTATTACTTATAAATTCAGCGCCATAAGTAAAACTACCAGACTGGAATATTTTGCGTAATGGCTGTGGCACAAAACCACCACCATCAGTTTGCACATCGATCGCCACTTCAACCGTAGTGCCATTAATATCGCCGTTAGTTGTATCTTGGCGGCTTAATTGCGGCACAGACAGCGTGACGCGCACAGCCGTATTGTTAGAATTGGTAATCGAGCGAACAACACTTGAAGCCTGCTTAATCTGCACACCCACTGGCCCCTCAGCTTCAGCTGCAGAAAAGCCTGGTATATATTCCTGAGACTGAGTGCCATTGCGTGTTGATACCGTCACACCAGTAAAGTTGAATGTACCATCAGCGTTTTGTAGTGGCGTATCATCTAGGTAGATTGATTTTAATCCATCCACCAAGCCTTCGATTTCACCTTCACTGATTACATCAATGATATTGGCGTACTGAGTAGATTTAAGCGAATCAGGCGCTTCAACAGCAACGCGACCACTGCCACCACCACCGCCTTTACCACCACCGCCACCATGTCCTTTAATAATTTCAGTCATAGTTGCGCCACGCTAAATCCAACAGAAACCACTTGAGAGCCAACGCCCATCTTGCCATAGCAAACAGGCACAGGATTACCTTGGCCAGTGACATTCACCGCCCCTGAAAATGAAGTGTTAGGAATATTTTCTGCACGCTCACCAGCGTTCTTTTGTGCCTTTGGCGGTGCAAACAACATTTGAGAAACGCCACCAAGCAATAAAGAAAAGCCAATCCCTGAAGCAATGCCAGACAAGCTAAATGAGAACGAGCTCATAGTGCTTAAGTAAGTAGTACCAGGTAAGTAGAAAGATGCACCAATCAAGGCAGCACCTAGCAAAGCCTTACCTAAACCGCCACTACCAGACACAATTGGCACGATCTTGATTGTCTTGGATGTACCAACGTGCAATTTGTCTTGGCTTGATCGGTTATCACCACCAGCCAATACTTTGTAGTAAGCCTGCCCATCCTGAATAATGGCATCTTTAAAATCTGCATAATTGGCACAGAAAGCACGAATCACCTCAGCTGGTGTTCTTGCATTGAGCTGATGCACTCTGCCGTATCTGTCGGCTAAAAACCCGTAAAGAATCACAGTTAACATAGGGATTGATGCCTCAATATTTTTGAAGTGATTTTTCTCCAATAGCCGCCATAAACATCACGGCTTGAGGCCTTGCCAAACACATGGTGCAAAATCACGTTATCAGCCACATACACAGCGCAATGGTTAGGCACTTGGCTAGCCACTTGCATCAAGATAATGTCGTGCAGCTGAGGGCTATCCACCTCCACAAAGCCAGCAGCTTGATAGTTGTCTAGATAAAGGTTATCGCCTTTATTCCACCACTCCACATCACGTGGATAATCAATCATTTCAATACCAAGCTCGCGCTTGTAGTAATCACGCCAGATGGCATAGCAATCAGTAATGCCATGCACAAAATGACGGCCCACATAAGGTGCAACATAGCCACTAGGCTCTGTATATGTCCAAGTATGTAACGGGTAATTCATAATCAAATATGGCAGCTGATGACGCTCAATCTCAATCAAATCAGCTTGGCTAGGTGCAGGGTTAACATTGATATGAGAATGCACCACGCAAACAACCTTGTACTTGTCGCAAGCATCTGCATACTCAGCAGGATCAATCGCAAAATCACTATCACGAGGCGCAACGTTGGTGCATGGCAAGTACATTTGCTTACGGCGATGACTTACCACCAATCCACAAACTTCACGCCTTGGTGAGCTTGCCACGTGTGCTTTTACTGCTTCTAAAATATGGTCTGCAATCGTCATGGTTATCTAATCAACTTAATCGCAGGGAAACCGCCATAAGGCAGTTGATTGTTACCAAAACGCAAACGGCATGAGCGCAATCTTTTACCGCAATCATCAAGCGACAAATCAGCAGTAGGGTTATCGCTTTTATCAGCCACAGCACCACCAGCATAACTACACTCAGCTGATCGATAAGCCCAGGTGCAAACGTTTTGAATACATTGGCGGCGTGGCAACATAACGCCTTCAAGATCTAAAGCACTGGCAAGTTCCCACTCCACCATTACTTTATTTTCATTGGCTTTACGGTCGATGAAATAAACCTCTTCATCTAAGGCAGCATTAGGATCTGCACTAGGGTTTACACCACCCTCAAAGTTGACCGCATCAAGGTATTTTAAGAAAGTGCGACGGCGTATAAATTTAACGCGTACCAGATCATCATTCTCACGAGACAATCCACCAATCAAACCATCCACGTTAGCAACACGTAACGTTGGCCTAGCCTGCTTACCATTACCATTGCGCTCAAAACCTTCAGCATCAATCGGTAGCCTGGTGTAAGTAATGCCATTAAACACAACATCACCTAAAAGAACATTCACACCGTTATGAAAATAATAATGTTCATCAATGCCAATGGTATTGAGGTCAAGCTCGAGTAGCTCGATCAAGTTACCGCCTTCAGCTTTTTGAATGTCTGAAGTAATCATTCAAACACCCTTCTAAATTTTGTGGTGATACTAGAGGCATTCGCTGAAATGACCGGTTCCGACCAATCATCACAAACAACTCTAATTTCAGAAAAACCAAATGGCGTCCAAGTGAAAGACGTCACACCAGCCTTTAAAGTTAAGAATGCATCAATTGCTTGAATCTCAGCTAAAGTACCTTTAAAAGTTAAATTCCAATCAGTCTTAATGGTGTTAATACCATCACCGACGCGCTGCTCGTAGCCATCCCCAAATGAGACAGTAAGCACCCTTGGTTTTTTATTGATGACAGGGTTTGATGTTGGTAGCCAAGTAAATTCACTCATGCCAACAGCCCGCCTTGCCTTTTTTCACTAATCAATACAGAACGCACAGCACCAGCTATCTGCCTGCCTAGATCATTGCCTTTTTCGTTATTACCTTGCACATTGCTGCCTTTAGCATCAACGCTCACACTGACGCTTATTTGGTTGCTACTTCCACCAAATCCATTTGGGATAATCGTTCCTGGTGCATCTGGAATGAACAACTCTGGGCCACGCTCACCAACCACAGAAATTTTATTTAATGGAGGACGGCCACCATCAGCAAAAAATCCCCCAAAGAAATCTTTAGCCACACCACCAATACCGCTACCAATGCCGCTAAACGCCTCTGATAAAGGCTCTGTTACTAATTTACGCGTAGCAATTCTTATCAGGTCTTTTTCTATACCCAACAATACATCGCCTAAACTTTTATAATTAACGATGGCATCTTCAGCAGCTGAACTAAAAATAAAGCCAAGCTCACGACCAGAGTCGCTAGTTTTATTTACTTTTGTTTTAAGCGTTTCTACTTCTTGATAGGTTTCACGCAGCGCCTCAATCTCTTCAGCACTTAATCCTAAACCCTGCTCTGCTAAATCATTTAATGTTCTTTGTAGTGAAATCTCTACATTTCTCGCTGCAATTTTTTCCTGCTGAGCTTGCTGTGATAGTCCTTGAATTGAAAGCTGGAATTGAAGCTCTTCGGTTTCTTGATTAATGGTAGCCAGCATTTTTTCATAAGCATCAATAGCTAGTTGTTGTTGCTGCTGAGCCTTAGCCTCTATATCAAACTGCTCGTTCTGTAACTCAATCTCAGTTTCAATCGCGCGGATATCACCTTCGTTAAAAAGCTTTTCATCTTCAATCAACTGTAATTTCTGATCAGCCCTAGCTTTTTCCAACTCCATCAACGAAGCTGTTTCTTGCTGAAGGTTAAGCAACTGGACAATTGCCTCATCGCCAATACCCTGCTGCTTCAATCTAGCAATCGTTTTTGCATCCTCAAGAGGAACGCCTTGCGCTATCAACCGATTTTCTTGTTGGATGAGCGCGATCTGATCTTGCAAGGTTTGGATTGGAGATTTTGACGTTGATGCAGGGTCAAGTACTTCGGTTGCTGCTTCAGTCGCATTGCCACTTGTATTCTTTTTAGGATTGTCTTTTAAATAACGCGCTTCTAATTCAGCGGTAATTTCAGTCAACTCTTTTCTAAAACCAATAATATTCATACGCATGTTTTTGCGTATGACAGCATTTGCACCTTCTGACTCTGCTTTTGATAAAGCCTGCTCTCTCTCAGAAATAACAGTGAGTAATTGAAGTTGTCTACTTTCTAAGTTAGCTTGTTCAGTGCCTACAGCAGCTATTTTTACTGTATTACCAATAGCAGCTAATGTAGCGACAAACAAACCAGCTTTTTTATTGTTTTCTATAAAATTATCTGTAATCTCATTGAGAGATGGCAGCAACTTACTTGCAATTTCAACACTTGTATTGCCTGCTTTAGCTTTAAGCAAATCTAACTTGTCGTTAAACTCTCCTGCTTTCTTAGTGTTTTCATCTGTAACACCTGATAACTCGCGCCCAGCCTTAATTTGCTCACGTAAAGCATCACCACCCTGAAGCAATGAAGGTAGTAATTCCTCGTAGCTTTTACCAAGGAACTTATTGGCCAATGCATTACGTGTTTGTACATCTTCAATACTGGATATCACGTCTGCAAGCTGAATATAGGCTTCTAATGGGTCTTTAGCTGTAATGCCTAGTTTTTTAGCGGCCTCGCCATTCTGTGCAAGAAATACTGATAGCTTATTAACACCCTTACCTAATGACTCTAAAGAAGTATCTGAAAGCAAAGCAACTTGACGAAGCCCAGCTAAATTTGATGCAGCAACACCAGTGCGATCACTTAGGTCGCCTAGCATGTCTAAGGTATCAATACCGCTTTTAGTGAATGATGTAAATGTTGCCGCTCCTAGCAATGGG